CTTTGGTAACCATGCCTGTAGTAGGATCAACCCCAAATTTTTCAAACCTAGCCATACGAGCGGCGTCAGGAGTCATGCCACGCTTATCAAAAGATTCGCGCAGATGCGGCAACAAGAATTTCATTTCATCGTCGTTCATGCCAGCTTGGCGAGCTATTTTAATAAATTTGTCGGTAAAACCGCCACTTTCATTAAAAATATTTTCTCCGCGCTTAAATAAATTTGCGGCCCCGCCAATGATGCGTTCAGCTACAGGTGCAAAAGCGGCTCCTAATGGCGCGGCAATTAACCCGTGTTTTAATGCTTCCAAAGGATCTAAATTTTCTGATAGACCTTCTGTGGCCCCATAAACAAGACCTGTAAGCCCCCCAGAAATAACAGGCCCAGCAGACGGCAAAACAGCAGGTAACGCCAAAGCACCGCCCACTACACCCGCTGTTTTTCCCGCAAGACCTGTCTTAGGATATGCGGCTTGGAATTGTTGCCTTTGCCCACGAGACATCTCTACAAGATCTTCCATTGGCATATTTTTAATTTGTTCTTGTTTAGCTCGGATAGCTTCAGGGTTTCCTCCAAGAACTTTTGCTTGGAGTTCTGGTGAAACAATATAGCTTAAACCTTTAACTCCGGCGGCTTCAAGACGAGGTGCAAATCCCATACCCATTGTATCTGCAACACCAGTTGCAAAAGACAACCCACGCTTCATGGGCTCGCCGCCTGACACGTTCGCGCCGTATTTTTGACCTTGTATATAAGAAGGCGAAAGACCGCGTTCAGGCGGAACATAATTGGGTTGTGCCCAATCTGGTTTTTTTGTTGTTACAGTTCCAGGCGGTATTTGATAACCGCCTTCTGGAGCAAATTCGGTGTTTAAAACATCTGTAGAAGTAGGCAAAACCTTCTGTGGTGTTGGAGCCACAGGATTATTTTTTCCAAATTCTTTGTTCAGTATGTCTTTAAAATCAACCATGATTAGAACCCTTTAAAGTACAATGGGAGATCAGGAACGCCAACTTTTTTGCCAATTTCTGCAATTTTTTCAGGAGGCATTGTACCTTCTGCCATAGCTTGGAATTGTTCCGGATGGCTCATAATAAGTTCCGAAAGAACACTAGCAGCATGAGTATATTTTTCTGTAGGATGCGTTTTTTCAAAATCTGCGGAAGCCGATTGGAAATTTCCTGCAGAACGACTTGCATAATCATTCATATGATTTTTTTGTTCAACTGAACGATGAGTTCCTACCATAATTTGAGCCATGAGAGGTGCAGCAGCCTCAATTGGAATGCCAGAATTTGGATTGGCACTAATGTAATCTTCAAGCGCACCAAGACTGCGTTGTCCCATTTCATTAGCGGCCATCCCACCGCGCATGGTTTCTAATTTTCTAAGGATAGCATCATCTCGATCGGCGTTACTAACAGGCGATTCTCCAAATGCTCTAAGAACAGTATTTGCCACATTAATTAAAGTGCTACGTTGATTGCGGCCAAAACCAGGTACTGCAACCCCTGTTCCTTGAGCTACGCTTGCAAGCGTTTTAGCTTGTTCAACTGCAAGCATATGACCATTACGAGCATTTTGAGCAGCGGAATCAATAGCAAACCTATAATTTTTGTTAGCTTCTTCAATTCCTTGTTGTTGACCAGGAGAAGCAAAATAATCATTTTTGTCTTTTTGGGCCAAATCTATTGGTTGATCTGGAGGAGGATTTGCTCCACCCAAGCCTGATGGCACCGTTGTTGGTTCTTTCCCTTGAACAACTTGTTCAGTGATTTTAGGATCACCTGGCGAAGATGGCTCATACTTAGTGTAATCAATGTTACCAAGCGGCAAAAGCTCTTTGTTCCCAGTTGCTTTATTCCGAACCCACTGCCAATCATTTCTTGTGCCGTGAACAATTGTTTTTTGAAGCTCAGTATCTTGTTCAATGCTTTTTGTCGCGGCTTTAGCTTGTGCAATCTCAGCCGCGCTCTTTTGCGTGCCCATATAAGCGTTCGCACCCGCACCGAGTCCCTCAAGGATAGCGGATCCAAGAAATGGGCTACGTGATGACGCCATGCCTGCCAAACCTGTTAAAACCGGAATGACATTTTCTGCGGTGAAGAAATCGCCAAAGCCGCTTTCTTTTTTAGAAGGTTCGTTTGTCTTACCAGCCAAGCCTTGTTCTTTTGCCTGTGGTTGATCTTTAGGAAAATCAAGAGTGCTACCAATATCGGTGCGCAATTGATTGACGCGATTGTTCCAAGCTTTTTCATACTTGCCGTACTTCTCGGGGTTTTGGGCAATTAAGCCATCTTGGAACTGTTGGCGAAGTTGCAACAGTTTTTCAGGATCCCCGCCTGATTCAGCAAGAAGTTTCTTAGTTCTTCCAACGCCAGAAATAACAGCCGTGTCAAAAGCAACGTGGGCCAGATTTGGATCCATTTGATCTGCTCCGAGAGGCTTCCAATAGCGATTATAATAAACCTGAGAAGCATCACTAGGAGTTTTTACGCTATCATAAACATCAGGATTTGCAGCTTGATTAATGCCAAATTTAGATGGCGTTCCGTTTGTATCTCTTGGATTTAAACCGCCTTCAAATTGAAGTGTGCGGTTTACTGAACGAGCAAAATTAGCAGAACCTTTTTCTTCTTCTGGCGTGGGTACAGGAGCAGCGGGACGCTGTTCTGGTTTAGGAAGAAATCTATCATCAACAGCACCATCTGTCGCGTAACCCGCACGACCGCCAGATGCTTTGCTAAACATGCTCGCAATTTTCATAATATCCGACATCGTCGGATCTTGCATGGTGCCAGGCAGGTTTTTAGCATCCGGAAGTTTTATTTTTGACGTATCATCAGGAATGTCAAGCTTTTTAGGATCTGAATCCAAATCGTAAGGCATTCCTCCGGTGGCGTAGCCTACAAGGCCACCACGAGCTTGCTGTGTTGGGGTTGTCTTTGTGGCTTCTGCAGCAGCTTTTGCCGCGGCGGCTTGTTTTTCTTTCCACTCTTGGTATTTATCATAATACTTTGTCGCGGAATCTCCCAAACTAGAAAGCTGTTGCATACGATTCAACGCATCGTCTTGTTGGATCCTTGGTGCTTCAGAAGTCATCAACCGACCAACAGGCAAGCTCGCCTCCGGAACGCGGCCATGCTTGCCAATTCCCCCTGACATTCCACGAGCAGACGGGACATGGCTTCGCTCTATGTCCCCGAAGAATCCTTGTTGACGGGAAAGAATGTTGTAAATTGAGTATGGGTCGTAAGGATCGTAAGCTCCGCCACCATCAGCAAACCCTTGTCCCATGTGTTGCATGCCAACAGCACCGCCTTCAGACACCAAACCACCTTCTTCAAAATGTCCGCGCTTGGCAGCGTCTTTTGTTGCTGCATCGTAGTCAACGGTCTTGTATCCCTTAGCCAAACCAACAGCTTCGGGGTGGTGCTTTTCAACGTTCTGCGCTGACAAGCCAATTTGCTTGGGCCCGTCCTCGCCTTTGTAACGGAACTTGATGATGTCCTGACCGTCAAAGGTCTTACCAATCTTTTCAATGCCTTCTTTGAGCCGTTCATCCGAAAAGAACGACATTGGCTGAGTTGTTGTTGTGCTCGAGCCGGACAACGCACCAGTCCCCATTGCGACGTTAGCAAGGAACTGAGCAACCTGATACGGGTATGCCTGTTCTTGCAAGAACTGATTGTACTGGGCGGTCTTTCCGGCCTGTTCAGTCTGTTGACCAAGGGTTCCCGCGCCAATCTGCGCCTGAGACCCCTGTAGCCCCGCCTGTTGGGCGGCAAGGGCCGTCTGGCCACGTTGGCCAAGACCCGCCATGTAGTTCTGCGCGGCATTCTGGAAGCCTTGCGATTCCATGCCACCAATCGTCTGACCCAAGGCAAGGTTCTGCTGATTGATCAAGTTACCCATGCCAATGTTGGATCGGTCGCCACCGAACGCGCCTTGGCCGATCGCGGAGCCCTTCATTTGGGCTTGCTGTTGCCCCGCAACATTTTGCATTTGATTTCTTGTCGAGGCTACCGCGCTTTCGAGGTAGGGGTTCATGTAACCCTTCACGCCTTGAGAAAAACCTTCAGGAGTGTAGCCTTGCTGAACTTGGTTCAAAACAGGTTGCGCGGCATTGGCATACTGGTTCATGCCAGCCTGACCTGCTTTTTGCTGTTCATTCAACTGAGCAACAAAAGCGTCCGGCGTTGTGCCGTATTGCTGAAAAGGCTTTGCGGCAACATTCTCCGCACGTTCGTTTACGGCCTTGTAACGCGCCATGACCTCGGGAGGTATCTTGGTCGTTGAACTCGTGGTTCCGGTTTTCCCGCCCATGTCAGTGCTCCGTCGCGTTCTCAGGTTGTGCGTCTGCCGCCCAATCGCCTGTCTTCTTGCCATAGATCCAATAAGCACCCGACTGTGGGCCAAATTGCCGCTCGTAGAGTCTAACCTTGCCTTCAGCCCTATGAGAGCTCAAGATTCCAATTACCAATGGCAATTGTAATACTTCTGCGGCTTGTTTTGCAAATTCACAAAGTTTTCTTGCCCGACCACCTTTTGCGCTCCGGTAATCAGGATGAACGAAAATTGCCCGTTCGACAATCGTCAAATCGTCCGAGTACCAAAGAGACTCTGTGCGCAATAAAATTGCGGCTTCAAATTGCTCTTCAGGATTGCCAATAATACCGACAATCCCGTGATCCCTTGTCAGCCCCGCCCAAAGTTCGCCTAAGAGCTTCATTGGATTAGGATTGGTCAAACCGTTCTCTTCGCATGCCGCAGTAGCCAGTTTCATCATCCCATCGATGTCTTCCGGCGTGCCAACACGAACGCTGAGTTCTTTTTCCATAATCAATCTCTCTTAGGGCCAGGTAACTTTTTCAACGTTTCAATAGTTCTCTTTCGATATTGTTTAACAAAATTATCGAGAATTTCATGCCCATGATCCATGTCGCCACCGCCAATTTTAACAACATCATCAGGCTTTATAACATATTCTCCACCCGCCGCCACAATCTCTACAGGAGTCGCCCCGCCGGATGCTCTTGCGCCATATGGTTTGCCTTCGGCATACGGGCTCGGAGAAGGGTCGTAGGGCTGTTTGTCATTCTGCATGTAGGGTTGTGAGGAGAACATCTTTCTGGCGACCTTAAACCCCGCCATTGTGTTGCCTTCGCCCATTGCTGAAATGATATCAGCCGGAATCACATAAGATCCGGAATCAACATTCATTGGCAAATGATCTGTTCGTCCGGCAACCGGAGAGTGGATCGGGCCTTCATGAACTTTATTCACCGGATAAGGAAAATCAGGCTTTGTATATGACATGTCAGCTTTGGTGTAAGACATGTCGGCAAATGGACCACCACCCGCCTTCGCCGTCCGAGCAGAAATTTTAAACGCTTTGGCGGTCGGTGCGCCCTTTGCATTAGGAGAACGCATTTTTTCTTTTGAGCCGTGGGCGATGCGCTCGCGTTTGGCGTGAATGTTGGCGTACAAACCACCGCCAAGTGCCTTTGTGTTCCGAGCAACGTTCAACGCCGCCGCGATGGATTGATCCTGCGGGTGACCAGAGTGCATCATCTCCGAGATATTGGAGCTGACTGTTTTTTGGGAAGAGCCTTTTTTCAACGGCATAATGACCTCACGTATAAGTGACAGAAGCAACCTGTCCTGTTCCGGTGGTGATGACAAGGCCGTCAGTGAACGGGACTTGGATTTGAACCACGCCAACCGTGTTGGGGATGATGTAAATCCGCAAACCTGTTAGCGAGTTGGTGTTGGAGGAATCGTACATTGTCCCTGTTGTAGTTCCTGCAACAATAACGGAAATGTTGGCGAGCCAACCTTTGCCAACTTTGACTTGGTAAGTTGTTGCTGCCGCAATCTCTTTTGTGTTGTTTGTTCCAGCCAACCTTGACAATGTGTTGGTGTATTCACCAATTGCAATAACACCGTTTTTCTGGGTGGTGAGGATATCGTCAAGACTTGCCATTAGAATTTCCCATCCATTTGAGCACGGTAACGCAGAGCACCAATTCGGAAAAATGTTCCGGAGGTAGCAACTCCTGCCGCATTTGCAGTTGAACATGAAATGCGAAGCAAACGGTTTCTGATTCGAACACTCAAATATTGAGTTTGCTGATTCATGGTGTATGGACCGTACTGCGTTGGCGTATCGCCTGGATAATCAGCCCCGTAAAAAGTTAAATACATTGTCGCTGAGGTTGATGAACCAGTCGATTGTTGGGCGGTCGTTTGCCATTTAAAATCAGGCCAAATTTGATCAATGAAGATCAAGCTGTCTGCGTCGTTCAATTGCATGTAACCCGTTTCAAACGACGAAACCATTGGTGAATTACCAGCATTGTAACCAATTTCATGTTGCCAAATGTAACCATCGGTGTCCGCCCCAATTGGCGAACCAATAACCGACTGATCGCACCACGCAACCCGATCCAACAATCCATAGTCCCAAGCCTGAGTCGTTGTGTTATATTTGACGTAGGAATCATTATAGGTTGCATTGATGGATGGGTAATACCAAGTAACCTCGTCAAAAATTGAGTTTGTCGCGCAACGGATCAAATTAACGTAATTTGTATTCAAATTCTGGAATATCTGATCCCAAACAGGGCATGCCATGTCTTGTGGCCCACCATCAGCCAAAACGTTAAATCCTCCAGGAGACATCCAATATGTCGCCCTTCCAAGAATACCAACCGCTTTTTTCGCAAGCAATCCAACACCGTCTGCGAGCTTGTTGAACCCAAACACGTTTGGATAGCCAACATATTGCATTGCCCAAACAGCCAAATCTGTCCAAATCAAAGCCTGTTGCGAAGCCTGAATTCCGCCAACAATCATGCTACCTTCCGCAATTCGGAAAGATCCGGCTTGATTGTTTGCGGAGGCTTGCCAAACGGTTGCGTCTCCGGCATCCGACCACCGGATCAACAACGGATCCTGAATGCCTGTTACGGTTGAGCCGTAGGCTACAATTTGCCTTGAAGGCATTGCAATGAAATGACCCGTATTGGTCAACGGTGCAGTTTCCAACAAAAACGCTGTTGAAGTGTTTTGACTTGGAGACCAATAATAAAGTGGCCCGTTTTCTGAGTTTGCAGTAAGAATCTCGCCAAAATTATTAATCACCCAATCAGTCGTTGTGATTGTTGGGGCAGAAGGATAAATCAGAGGCTCTCCCGCGCCGTACCCGCCGCCGCCGTAGCCAGTTGGGTTTGCTCCGTAACCCGCCGCCGCAAATGCCGAAGGGATATTAAAATAATATTGATAGTGAGCATTTCCGCCGTTCATCAAGAATGCTGTGTCGCTTGTTGCGGCGGAAGAAGAAGTTATTTGATATTTTGTTGAGCTAACGTAGGTGGTGAAATAATTGCCGTAAATCGTTAACCCAGCAGAGGTGGTTGATGTTAAAAAAGTTGCAGTATAGCCATCCTGTTGATACGGATGGTTAGCTTGCTCACTTCAACCAATGAAGTCCCGTTTGTCGGATCAAAAGACGGAATTGTTGCAACGCCAGTGGTTGATGTTGCAACTGTTCCAACGTTGATTTGATAAATATTATAATACGTACTTGGAACGAAAGAAGTTACTGAGTAAACGCCTGAGATAAACAAATTAGAAATGCTGATCGGGGTTTGAATATAAACCGAGAACCCATCTCGGATTTGATCCGGAGCATACATTGTAATTGTCCCAGTGCCAGCGGTCGTTGTGTTTACGTCTGCTGCTCCACCGAGCGTTGTTGAAAGATTGAACGTTGTGTCCGTCAAAGGCAAAACATAATAAGATGTCCCTGCGGTCATTCCTGTTGGGACAGTTAATGTTGAAGAAAATACAACTTCTGTGTTTGCAATTGGAGTTACAGCCGCTGTGACAACAGTTGGAACTAATGTCACGGACGAATTTGTAAATGTTACTGTTTGAACTCCAAGTCCTGTGTCAAAAATTGTTACGGTTGAAGATCCACTTGTTGTGGATGCAAACGGGACTGTTGCAGTGCCACTACCTGTCGTAGAAGTATTAACGTTTGCAGCACTGCCGATCGTCGTGGACAATCGAAATGTTGTTATTGTTGGAGCAGGACTTGTAGCGATGTAATACACTGTTCCTGCCGTCACTCCTGTCGGCAAAGAACCGCCTGAAAATACAATTGGAGTTCCTGGGGCTGTTTTTCCTATTGTCGCAGTCATTGTTTGGGAAGAATAGGTTCCTCCAATAGAAACAACCCAAGAATTAGCAGAACCGCTAACAATTTTACCAAGTGATATTGACCCAGAAGAAAGTATGGTCATCCCCACCAATAACGCAGGACTACCTGTAGTTGCTAAAGCCGTTCCTACGCAACTTGCGCCTGAAAGAGTAACCGCAGCCGTTACAACCGTTGGAGACGCGCTTGTAAAAGTTACGGTGCTTGTTTCAATAGGAGAATCCGAAGAAGTTTCTTCTGGAGTGATAAAAACTTGGTTCCCAGCCGTGTTTGTGTCGTTGTCGTATTCAATAAAAGAAAGGCTATCGTCTGCCCCAACTGCAAGGCGTTTGTTTGTGTTTAAGTCTTCCCAAGGATGAAGTTCATTTATGTTTGGGGTAACCTGTGTTGCCCACTGAACCCAACCTCCCATTTTTTGGATGAGGCCCATGCCTGAGCGGTCTGGCACGAAACGAATAAGCTGAGATTTTGAAAACGCCGCCTCGTTCAAGGCAGGTGTCTTGTAGGTATCAATACCAGGGATCAGCTTCATTGTTGCGTGAGGCATGGGAGGTTACCTCGTTGGTGAAGCGACAGGGGATGGTGAGTAGGCTGTCCAAGCCGCCGCCTCGAACTTCTTGCGGTTTTCTTCAACCAACGCGCTTGCTTTGAGAGCTTGGTATTGGCTTTCATAGCTTTGCGCCATTTGAGGATCGTCGGACTGTCGGCCAAAGTTACGCTGATAAGCAGAGATGTAAATCATTGAAGCCATAATAAACAAATCCGGCAGATAAACGCTGATAAATGTTGTCGAGTTTGCGGCAGATAAAGGCGTCGATCGAACTGTTCCAGTCAACCGAACGGCGTATGCTGAATTTGGCGTTGGGCCAACAATGATATTTTGCGACGTTTTCCCTGTCGTTGCAGAGTCCCCGCCATAAACCGCAAAGTATTTTGGCAAAGCTGTTGAAGAGCCTGACCCATAAACATTTTGAATATATTCTTTCCCAATCGCCAAAAGCGGAGTCGAATTGCCTGTCCCGTCAATGACCTCAAACGTTTGCAAAGAAACAAACGACGAAGTTGGTATTGTCAACGTGTTGTTGCCAGAACTAAACGCATAAGAAGAATCGCTAATCTGCGTCGAAAGAAAATCCAAATCGCGTTGCATACGCAATTCAGCGTAATCAATCATGGACGGGACGATGGTAAGGTAATTTGAGTCAGTCGATTGCACGACCGCCATCGTGGCAATTTGTTCAACGTAGGTTGAGTATGTTAATCCGACCATGTCAGCCTACCATGTTGAAAGCGGTCTTTTCGACTTCGGCCACGCGACGACCCCATCCTTTGCCGAATGTACCCCATGTTGGCAATGCTTGCAAGAAAGCCAACCGATCCTCGCAGATCTTGGACGCCAGTTCACGCGGGTTCATTTTTGCTACAGCGGCAAGTGTAGCAGGGCCGATAGCCCCATCAGCAACCACACCACAAGCATTTTGAAGAAACTTGGAGGCGCGAGCAGGACCGCTATTAATAGCCAAATCAAAAGTAGCAAAATCCACACCATGCGGGAGGTCGTCGCAGCGGCACTTGTCCCAGTACCTTGCTTTGTAGAGCGGGGCGACATCGGCGACTGTGAGGGCTTTAATGTCATCTTTGGTTACCTCATGGCCTACCCATTCTTCCCACACTTTTTTGGTGGTTCCTAAATTTGTTGCCCCGCCTGGGTCTTTGGGGTGATCGACGTATCCTCCCTCCGATTTCAAAACATGGGCAAGTGATTCTTCAAAATTGTCTTTCATGGCTCATTCTTTCGGTGTTGAGTTATAGATCATCTGATCTTTCTTCTGTGACCCAGACGATGAGCCAAAGTAAAAAGCCATAACGCCTGTCCATCCGGCTGACAAAGTGCCAAGCAACATAAGAAGCACTTCCGACCCATTAAGTGGCAAACCCATAGCCAAAACGTACCCAATAATGGAAAAATATCCTAGAGTTACGCTCACCGCCAACGCCCGTGGAATCCAGTCTTTGACTTCTTTTTGCATCTCACGAGCAGACTTACGGTCGTCCACCGCAAGAGCCTCCAGATCAATATCAAGGCTTTTCATCTGAACACGGAAATCGGCATCAATCTTCTTGACTGTTGCAAGCTGTTCAGGCGACGCAGTGCGGAGGGCCGCTTGCAAATCTTCTTCGGAGCCCTCCTCGTTGCCGAGCAAAGCCATAGACAGTGCCTTCGTTGCCATCCCAGCCAATGGGCCACCCAAGGCTGTGGCAATGCTTGGAGCGACCGACCCAAGCAATGGGCCAAATGTTTTAAGCAGATCCATCGTCTTTACCTCCTGATTTAGAACCCAACATAATGCCCGACAGAGTGCCTGTCAGGAACGTCGCAATTGGAGCAATTAATTTGAAAAATTCCTGATCGTTTGGAGCTTGTCCGTCAATTGGCTGAACAACAAATATCAGGCTGTACAGCACGGCAAACACAGTACCAGTTAGTGTCAAACACAGGGATATTCCAATGATAAATTGAAGCAGAGCGTGGAGTTCGTCTTCCTTGATCCTCATCGCGCTACGGCTCCGCAAGGGTTTTGCTTGAGTGTGTCTGCGGAGCATGTCCCAGAAGCGGTGCAAATAGGCGGGTTGCACTCTGGCGCGTCCCAGTTCTTCGGGTCTTGGCATGGGTATCGGTAGCGATCTTCGCACCCTGACAGAACCAAAAATGCAATCGCCATCAGGTATTTCATTTGTGCGCCGTGAGATAAACAAAGAGTGCAAGGCCGAGAGCCATGACAATAACCCCGAGAAACATCCATGCGCCCAAGATCAACTCAGCTTGGCGTTCCTCGGCTTCCTTCTGCGCAGCGGCAGCCTGACGCACGGCCTCCTTACGCATTTCGGTGACTTCCTTCTGAATTGCAATCCACGCTTGTTGACCGTAAGCCCCTACAAACAGGTTCTTGGTGTCAAGTTGCAACTGTTGCGCCTTAGCCCGCAAAGCGTACAGCTTAATTGCCTCGGCCTCGTATTCAGCTTGGCTTTGGAATAGCCTCTTTTTTCGCCCAGAGGTTAATTGCGTTATCTGCGCAATTCTCGCAAACAAACTCCCCACGCGCTCCACCACGTCGATGGCTTCGTGGCCAGCGTCGGTCGCTGACTTTATTCCATTATAGAGGGCCGTTGCGCCTGCCAACAGCGTAAAAGGATCCATTTTATGATGTCCATGTTATTGTAACAGATCCTTTTGCCCCATTTGCTGCATTAGATGGGCTGGTACTACAAGGTGGGGTTACAGAATTTGCCCCACCTGCTCCGCCATTTCCAATAGTAACAGTTGCTGTCCCTCCAACTGTGAGGCCGCTAGAATAATTTGTTGTTGTATTATTTATGTTACCAACATTCCCTGGAGAACAAAATCCTGGGCTACATGCTCCTGCTGATCCTCCGCTTCCTCCCGCCGCAGTCACGCTAATCCCAGAGCCAATTACAGTTGTTGCGCCTCCAGCTGAACCTGCTGTTCCAGGGCCACAACTTCCTCCTCCCGTTTCACGACCAGATGACCCACCTTTGCCTCCTTGGCCGCTATCCGCGTCAACTGTCAAAGATAGATATGATGGGATTGTAAACGTGCCGTTTGCAGTAAAAGTTTGGCTTCCGGTTACAGGGCTTACGCCAGTGTTATTTGCCCTTAAAACTACAATTCCTTGTGTCCATTCCGTACTTTCAGTGCCATTAAGTGTGGTAGTAAATGTGCTATCAGACGTAACATAAGTTGCAAATGTTTGAACCGATAGGTCTGTTGTCGGCGTAGAAATAATTGTCATGTTTGTTGCAGTAGAACTAGGAGTTCCTGAAGATTTATACACTAGACCTAAAAGAACAATATCTCCGGCTTTGCAGTTTGGAATTGAATAAGTGTATGGCCAAGTTGCGCCTCCGCGAACATCTGAATAAAAAACTGTTGGTTCTGCGGTACCCCCAAGAATTCTAAAAGTTGTATAAAATTTTGATCCAGTAATTCCGGTTGCGGTATTTAACAAAACTGTTTGTGCTACTGGAAGATCAAGATTTATTGCTCCGAGACCTATTATTCTAGATCCTGAAGATCCATTGGCAATACCAGAATTTATAAAACCCGTTGTCCCGCTAAATGTCATTGAACTAAAAACTTCAGCGGTAGTGCTATTTCCTCCACCAAAAGAAAAATAAGCAAAGTTTTCTGTTCCGTTCCAAGTTGTCCCTACAGAGGCAACACTTGTTGCGCCAATAAATTCATATATAAACCTTTTAAGTTCTCCCGCTCCAAAACCTCGAGCAGAACCAGCCCCAAACGTTGCAATAGTTGGCATTAATCGCTCCTATTAGGCAAAAGTCGCAATACTTGCCAAAACTGTATATGATGTAGATCCCGTTCGCATAACCGTGAACGTGTAAGAATTTTTTTGGTTTGGAGTTCCGCCTGTTGGAGCGGATCCACCTTGCCAAAGCGTCGTTACGCCAGTCGCTGTCCCATCAACTTGAACTGTTGAGCAATAAGGAACAGGGAATGTTGCAGTCATTGTTTGGGAGGCGTATGTCCCGCCAATGGAAACAGTCCATGTGTTCCCTGACCCGCTAACAATTGTTCCGAGCGATACGGATCCGGCAGACGTTATTGTTGTGCCAACGGTCAAAGCCGGAGAGCCTGTGGTTGTTAAAGTTGTTCCTGTGCAACTTGCGGTTGGCAAAGAAAGAGTGGTCGCCGAACCGCAATTAATAATATAAACGCAAGTTACCAAGTCTCCGGTATTTGGAATGACACTTGACAAGGCAACGTTAGAGTTCCCACGAATATTAAGTGTAAACGTGGATGTTGCAGCGGTTGTGTTGTACCAAACGGATTGGGAAAGCAAATCATAGTTGAACGTTGAAGCCCAAGTTGTTGTACCATAAAGGCCATCTTCAACAATGTTATAAAGTTTCAAATTTGGGGTGTTTGTTCCAGACAGCGTAACTGTATCCGCAATCGAAGTTGCCCCTGTTACGTTCATCGGGCCAACAGAAGTAAATCCCCCGCTGATCGAATTAAATTGTTGCACAACATTATCGTCGGCAAAATTAACTGAAGTTCCGTTGTAATAAACATAACCCTTTGTCGCAGGGTTAATTATTACGCCAGTCCCGCTCGATGGTTTTACAGTCAACGTGTAATTTGCTGTTGCGACGGGTGTTCCGATGTAAGGGGTTGTGTTTGATGCAATAATTGCTGTGCTAGAAGTTGAAGTATCAGCAAGCTGAAAAGTGTTGCCGGACTTGTTGATCAAATAATATTCAACGTTTGGCACAAAATTCCCTGGCAACACGCCTGTCGTTGAAAGGACAATAATTGTCCCATTATCAGGGGCTGTCGTGCTAAGTGTAAAAGTTGAAGTTCCGCTTCCTGGAAGGGCCGTAATTGAAAATGCGGTTTGGGATTGGGCTAGTGTGATTCCGTTCACAACAATCCACGCTCCCCCCATTGTCGTAACTCCCGAGCCAACAAGATTAGGCGGGAGAGTTATGACTGCATTGGAAGTTAGAGTGCCAGTTGCCGTGATTGTAAATTGTTGGGCAGAATACCAATAAACACCGTTTACGTTCGCCGCCGTATTATAAAGCAAAGCGGTGGTCCCGCCTGTTCCTACAGAAATTGGATAAGACGACCCACCAATTTGGTCCAAAAGTGTCCAATCAACGTCAACAGGAACGTTCCAATTTGTGGCACCATAAGCAGGAATTTGAAGGTTTTTGTTTGCGGTGTAAGTGACCATGTTATTTATCCACCTTGTTGTCGAGCTTATCGAAAATTTTGTTCAACATGTTTTCAATGCGGTTCAAATGGACAGAAAGCTCATCTTTCCGAACGTAGCTCGTTGGCATGTCCACCTTCATGTCATTTATCGTGGACGAGAGCTTTTGGATATCATTCACCAACTGACGGTAAAAATACCCGATCACTCCGAACACCACGATCGCGGCAATGTTTGCAATGAATTGAAGGTCAATGGTCATCACGCGCTCCAAGGATTTGGCAGAGTGACGGGGTGATAGAACCGATAGGCAAGCGTCTGCTCGGCGGCGTTCTGACGTTCCTGAACGCCCTCCACGCCGAGGACGCTCTTCACCCACCCGACCACTTGTTCTTCCGTGAGGTCGGCGTAGGGGGTGTATGGAGCGTCTGGGTCGAGCTTTAACTCTGTCATCCCAGCAACTGCCGCCGAGTATGTCCCGTCAGTCGCCTCGCATGAATAATTGACCTTCACGACAACGTCCGTCTGACCCTCGGCTTGAGGGTAGGATTCCATTGAGTTGATTGTCCAGATGTATGAGATTGTCATGATTAATACTCTATGATTACGACGCCAGCAGCACCCGCGCCACCCGCTCTTGCAGTTGCAGTTGCCCCGTTAAACCCACCCGACCCACCGCCTCCATATCCGGATGCGGCAGCGTTACCAGTGCCTGTAGCTGATGGCATAGGCGCACCGTAGCCAAGACCCAAACCTGCGTTACCGCCGTTGCCCATCATATTGGCTGTTGCGGCTGATGTGCCACCTGCACCCCCAATTTGGCCTACAATGTTAAGTGTGCCGCCAGTTGCTGTGCCGCCTGTGCCAGAACCAGTCGTTGTCGCCGTTGGACCTCCGCCTCCGCCACCAGCTGTGTAAGTGACGCTATTATAAATTATGGACGATGCTGTTCCCGCATTACCCGCAGTATTTGTACCCGCGCCTGTTCCGCCTGGACCAACAGTGTAAGTGAGCGTGTTTTGCCCACTAGCGTAACTAAAGAAAACAACAATTGCTCCGCCACCGCCGCCGCCTCCTCCTACCAAACCAGCAGTCGCCGCAGTACCGCCGCCCTGACCGCCACCACCGACAAGAGTCACTTTAAATCTTGCACCACCAACTTGAAGAGCGGCTGGCAATGAATACGATGCCGACGTTCCAGTTGTTTGAACAACCATATTTTGATAACCAGCACCCGTCCCTGTGATGGTCGTTGAAGAAACTAGCGTTGCAGAAATTGCATTTGCATTGAGTGTTGCCGTAAACGTCGGGTTTGCGGAAAGAACAACCGATCCCGTTCCTGTCGCGGTGGAGAAGTCCGTGTAACCCGCTTCCCAATCAGCGGCAGTTGTTAATGCAGTTCCAATGCATGTGCACATTACGGTCGTGCCAGGAAGAACCGTAATGACAAGGTTCGCGCCGGATGAATTGACTGTCAAATTTCCAGTGCTGTTGTTGACGATATGGAACGTCCACCCAGTAGCCAAAGTGCTTGTCACAGGCAACGTAATTGTTTGCGTGAGCGTTCCCGTAAAATATTGGAAATATGTGCTTGTGTTGGTCAGCGTGGTCGTTGCACCCGCTGTTGCGGTGGTTGTGAACGTCGTCAGGTTTGTCAGGGCAGCGTTGGCGGTTGTTGCGCCTGTGCCGCCGGAAGAGACAGCCAAAGGTGTGCCGAGCGTGACCGCACCGTTGAAGTAATTAGCCGCAGTCCCAGCAGCGTAGAAGCCATAAGTTGTACCGCCACCTGTGGCGGTGTTTACTGCTGAATAGAACCCGTATGCTGTTTTGCCAGCTGTTACTGCTGCGGTATTTCCAGAGTAATGTGCGTAATTATTTGTTGCATCAATCAAAGTGCTGGCTGCTTGATAACCAAATTGTGAAGCGACAGTCGCCCCAACTGTTCCTTGGGTAGCTTGAAAATGAACTAAACTACTTATTGTACCAGATGGTATATTGACAGATGTCCCAAAATAAATAGCACTTGAAGTTACATCCGATTGAACTGCTCCGTCCGAATAAACACCGTAAGATGAAGTTGACCCAGTTATGGTTTTTGACACTCGTAAATTAAAGTTGGTTAGCGACGTTGATCCAATTCCGACACTGCCACCAAAATAGTTATCCGCCGTTCCGTTTGCGAAAAAATTCCATTTGTTTGAAGCAGCAGCGAGGTCGCTGTAAAAACCGTAAGAGTTAGTGACAGTTGCCGCGCCATTTGAAGCAAGTGTGCTGTTTGCTTTGAAACCATATTGGTTTGTTGCCGTAGAACTTGCCCCGCCCGATGGCGGGTTCGCGAGGAAGTGGACAAGGTCTGTCGTTGTAAAAGAAGCGTTTGCAAGAGCAATATTTGAGAAATAAGCTGCCGCAAGAGTAGTCACGTCTGATTGGACATTGCCATTAATGCGCTGACCGTAAGCAGAAGTTGCGCCTGTTATATCTAACGGAACAGCAAGACCAATGAATGTAGTTGCATTTCCGCCAAATCCCCAATTTCCTGTTGTTCCGATTGTCCCACCCGTAACAGCACCATTGTTGCCAACTTTAAAAAGAATTTTATCTGTCGTGCCAACACCGGACGTTGATTGAAGCGTCAATGACGAGGATGCAGTCGTGCCGCCAATAAGAAGCGGCGTTGTCAGCGAGGTCGTCAGCGTTGGCGAGGCCGAATAAGAAGGGGCAGCACCAACCCCGCCAGAGATAAGAACAGACCCAGTTGCCACGTCCGCGAGTTTTGACAAGGCTGTTGAGGAAGACGCATAAAGCAAATCGCCGATCGTGTAGCTTGATTGACCCGTGCCGCCATTGGCCGCGACAAGCGTTCCGGCTACCGTGACGATGCCTTCTGTCGCAGTGTTTGGCGTCAGGCCAGTCGAACCAAAACTGATGCTATTCACGCCAGCTGTGACGGGAATGTTCTCTTGCCAAGCCGGAATTGTACCAGGGCTTGCAACGAGGATATAATTTGAGCCAGTCGGAGGGGTGATCGACTCAATAGGGTTCGTCCCGTCGCCGTACAAAACGCCGTAATTGTCAAACGTGGTGTTGCCAGTGCCACCAATAGAAACCGGAAATGGCAAATTTCCGCCCTGTCCGTTTGCAAGGCTGACGATCTGGCCAGTCGTGATTGACTTCGAAGTGCCGGACTGAACCCCAAGAAGCTGTTCAGTGCCGTCGATTGAGACCGCTTGCGGGAGATTTGGAATGGTAATATTGGCCATGATTAAATCCCCGTCTGAGGTATTTGAGCGTAATTATATGGGAGGCCAACGAGCGCAGTTTTCACAAGCGTTGTTGACTGAAGCAAGCTGTCTGCCGCGATGTCAACGTTTGCCTGATAGGAGAACTGCGTTGCCGAGCCCACCGTGACGCTGTAAAAACCATCCGCATTGTTGTTGGACAACCCATTGACAGCGACTTGGTCGTCCGTAGCCAATCCGTGAGCTGAAGAAAATGTCATGGTCACGGTGCGCGTCCCTGTTGATATAACGGACAACGGAGACAAAATCACTCCGTACTCAACGGTTCCATTTAACGGCATAATTGCGTTTTGATCAAGCCCTATTGGTGGGCCGAGCACTTGAGTGTTCGGAAAAGTTCCGTCCTCGTTGACGATTTTCGTGGTCGTCGGGATCGGAATGCCCGTGAATGGGTCGTAAACCGTTTCCGCCGAGATCGCAATGAAGTCGGTTTCCGCCGTGGCGTAATCCTGCGTACGAGGGTTCTGGATTGGAACCGGATCCGCAGGAACAATGATCGCACGGAGTTGGTTCTGCGGAGTGTCATTGCAAGAGTTGCAAACGAGGATCCGCTTGTTGATTAGGCTCGCGCCAGCGAAGTCAAACTGCCATTGAAGCCGCGAATGATTGTACAAAAAACCGCAACGATCGCAAATTGCGAACGCTTGAGGGCTTCTCGACGATACTGATGCGCGGCCATGAGGTCTCACCTGAAGTACCCTGAAATCATTGGAGAGATGTACTGTTGTGCTTGTTCGACGTTTTGCTCTGCCGCAACCGCATACGCCTCATCCGCCAATGGCTTCAGCAACATTGCCTTCTGCGGGTTCCAAATGATAGCGAGCCGCTGCGCGAGCGCGTAGGCATATGCCTCCATCCACAAATAGGGGATCTCGACCGTTTGACCATTTGTCAATGCGCTGTCCTGAATTTGACGGACGCAATAATATTTCAGGTTTTGTG